GGTGAACCATGTTCCTAAGATATACCTAAGTGTAAATACACCTCGTGATGAATATGGGTTTGTGAAAGGTAAATCAAAGCGTTACTTTAGAGTGGGGTTTGGAAAATGGCTCACCGAACGAGCGTTTGTTAAGAAATATTTTAGTGAAGAATAAATGAATATAAAAAAAACAGACATGAAAAAAAAGATTAATATAGCGGAAATCCTCAAGGATAAGCCAGAAGGTACGAAACTCTGGACTGATATGTTTGGAAGTGTTATGTTATATTTCGTTACTGATGCATGTGATGCTTTTCAAGTTAAGTATCATGATAAAGAGCCATGGTTCGATAAAGACGGTAAATTGTACAAGGAAGGAGTTTTGTGCATCTATCCTAGCAAATCAATGCGTGATTGGGAAAAATTCTCTTGGAAGAAGGGCGATGTTCTTATCAGTGATTGTGGATTTATGTGCATTTTCAAAGAATGGGCATCTGATGATTATACAAAGTTCAACGGATGCTATTCTAATAGCAGGGATGGTTACGAAGACGTATCAAATGCAGAAACAGCTAAGTTTGACAAGTTAGAAAACAATATTGCCTATGGATATGTCAGAGAGATTGAAAGAAAATTAGGTGGCATACTAAACCTTGAGACTTTGGAGATTGAGAAGACTCAGCCAGAGTTCAAGGATGGGGATATAGCTTTTGCCGACTATGGTAATAGACAAGATGCATTTATAGTATCAGATAAAACTGATTTATCAGAAGGTTATAGCTCATTTATTTCTTTAGATTTAAGTAGTCTAACTTTGAGTATGGGCTATAGAACTTGTTTCTTTAAGAAAGACCTTTGTAAACTTCGCCTTGCCACTGACTCAGAGAAAAAACAGCTATTCTCAGCTCTCGAAAAGGAAGGCAAGGTTTGGGATGCTGAGAAGAAAATGATTGTGAACTTGAAGCCAAAGGTAGAGCTGAAACCATTCGATAATGTGTTGGTTAGACATCAAAAAACTGAGGAATGGCGTGCAAATATATTTAGCCATACAGATAAGACAGATGAATATCTTGACTATGTATGTGTTAATGGTAGATGGGAGTTCTGCATCCCTTACGAAGGCAACGAATCATTGTTAGGTACAACTAAAGATGTGGAGGTAAGTTATGAACGAAGCTTTTAAGAAAGAACTTATAGAGCATTGTAAAAGGCAAATGCAACGCTTTGAGAGAATGGGAAGAACAGATTCTTTCGCATATAAAGAACATGCTGTTTTACTTAGTTTTCTTGAACGTCCATATTTACCTTTTTAATATAGTAATAGTTATGATAGACATAAAGAAAAAAATTCAAGCCGCCAGAGATTACGCAAGAAAAAGCTATCGTGTAATCAGAAAGGTTAGCAAAAACGGCTTTATGGTTCAAAGAGATAAAAATGCCGATAAGCATTTCTTGGATGGCATTGATTGGGCAGAGAAAGAGATATTCAAAGATTTGATTCATAATGCTAACGAAGTTCCTCAAATTGGCAGAGGAAGGATTCTTGCATACTCAAGAGACTGCGGTTATAGAAATCTTTACAACCTATACGATATGATGTACAAGACTGATTGCGGCACATATCAAGAAATGTGGGAATTAGAAGTTAAAGCTTATGGTTTGGATGGTTGGATATACGCAGATGAATTGTTTGACTTAATTATCAAAGGAGGTGAATGCAAATGACCGATGCAGAATTTAATAAGTTTGTGCTTATACTAGAGAATGAAGCGTTTCGGTTTGCAAGAAGTCAAAACGTATTTAAGGAACATCGAGTAGTGATAGAACAGTCTTTCAAGATAGGAGGGATGTTCATTCTTCGAGAGTTGGAAAAGTATTTTAATCAAAAGAAGTAAGCGTATGATATTATATGAGAATCAATGTTTTGAGCTTTTAAAAGCTTTGTGTTATAGTGTCCCACAGAATCCAAATGTCGGTAGGTTTGAGATTGCAAACGTGATACTTGACACATTACAAAAAATAAAAGATGCGGATTAACAGCTTTCGGGCACAAATTTAAAGATAATGACAAAGGAAGAAATATTGGAAAAGGCATCCGATTTTGAGGATGAAGATGAGTTTGTGAAGTGTAATAGATTGCCGTTCACTGAAGAATTGTGGCTTTTACATCAGCTAGTGTATATCGGCTTGTCTTGTACCTATACAGGTCGTGGTTATATAATTGAAAAACTTAAAGATTAGTAAATGGAAGCGAATGATTATTTGAAGGCTATGCAAGCTATGGATGAATTGGATAGACTTGTAACTAGTGTTTATCCGGATAAGTTCAAGTTGGTCTGCAAGAAGCATGGAATAGATGAATGCGAGGCGATGAATATGTATTCGTACTTGCAAAAGATGCATAAAGGTCAGTCTTGGTTAGTTAGATACAAGCCATTGGAATATCTAGAGCGTGTATTAACACTAGCCAAAGAAGCTTATGCGTCTTACATGAACAACGGCTTGATTCTAAGTATGGTCAATTTTGGTGATAAGTACACAAGAATACTTGTAATCTTTGAGAAAGATGGCGTAAGAAGCCAACAAGAATTTGACCTTAGAGAGCAAAGAACATATGTTGATATAGCGGACTTTATTGGAAATGGTTACTCCATCGTATCTGTTATCCGTCAGTCTGACAATGTTGATAGCGAAAAGTTTGTTGGAGAAAAGGATGAACGAAGTCATAGTATTCCTATTTACGATGGTGATGTAATGCTTTGTTACGTGAATAAACCGGAATTTTGGAGTTCAGATTGGCGTAATAGCGGACTTTATATTTGTGAGAGCGGCTCATATCATAGATTGCTATACACCCCGAATAAGGGGTACGTAAGACATGGAGAGCCTGATGTAGATGAAGACTTCACACTTGATATTGGGGAAGAATCCTTCAGTAATTATGTTATGACTTTAACCCAGTCTTGGTATAAGTTGGGTAATGTTCATGCAGGTATAGGCTTTTTGAAGGAGAAAGAATAGAAGAGTTAAAGGAGAGGAATATCATTTCCCCTCCTTTGCCTTAATCTCCAACTCGATAGGCTTGCCGCAATGAGGGCAGATGATAGCCGGATGTGATAAGGTTTCACCATCAATAGCAAGAAAACTAGATGGCGAACAACCACAAATATTGGCTATTTGCTCTACTTTTGCAAACGAGATAGAACCATTATTGATTTGTTGTGATAATGCCGATTGGGTTATACCTAACTTTTCGGCTACAGATGAAATGGTTTGTCCATGACTTCTAATTATTTTCTTTAAGTCCATACCTTATTATATATAAGTGAATACTAATATTTATTTTGCTGCAAAGATAGCTTATTTCTTTTATACTACCAAAGAAAAATAGTTAAATATTAGAAACGGCTAATAAATAGCAAATAAATGTTTAGAAAAGCCTTATATGTGTTAAATAAGTGTTAATATTAGAAAATACTTATAGAAATGTTTGGAAGTATTAGAAAAAACTACTATCTTTGCAATGTCTTTAAGAGATAAAGGCTTTAAAGTTTAACTATTAATTGCTGTTATACAGCCGAGTCGGCACTCGTAAAACGGTTTGAGGATATGACTACTTCAATTAAGAACAAGATGAGAAAGGTAATGCAGTTGGCACATAGAGCCTATCAGTTGAAATCAAGTTCAATGTCTTGGGTTGAGTGCTTGAAACAGGCTTGGCAGGTCGTAAAGCTTGAGGCAGCGATGAAGACCAAGGTAGTAGAGTTCTTCTTTATGAAGATGAATGGTGAGGTAAGACAAGCCTTTGGTACTCTCCTTCAGAGCCACATTGACTACACTCCAAATGGTACTGGTCATGCAGCATCAAGAGATTGCGTCCGCTATTGGGATGAAGAAAAGGGAGCTTGGAGACAATTCAAGGCTTATAACTTCTTGCGAGTTGCATAAAGATATATACACGTTCAAAGGTGTTTGGCGAGGCTTGATAGGGGGTGTGCCTTTAAACACCCCTTTAATTTAGGACTTTTAAAGTATTTGAGATATGGAGACAAATATTAAGGTTATCAAGGTGGTAGGTTACAAGGGTCACAAGCTGACTTTGGTAGAAGACGTTTTTAGACAGCAGTCTGTACGCATAGATGGTGTTGTTGAACCAGACTATGCAAATATGGCTGACGCAAAGCGGGTTGTCAACGGCAAAGCCCCTAAATGGTTTGAGGATGGCTATATGTGGGACGAAGCTAGCAAGAAGGTAGTGAAAGACCCTAACGCTTTTCGATGGAGGAGTAAGAAAATGGATGAGAATCTCTTGAATGTGCTCTATATCGAGCACACAGACAAAATAGGCGTTTTAAAGGATGATAAGGACGAAAGGGTGTCAATTATCCTAGGTACGGACAAAACGCTTGTAGAACGCAAAAGAGAGGGCAAAATGTATCTTCGTGTACCTTTGACAAAGAACCACACCTTTGTCTGCAAGGGTAATAGTATTGATGTGGATGGTGAGCATATCAAGAGTGAAATCTTCTTCCGTAAGGATGGTGCTCAGTGGATTGAGATTGACAAAGAAACGTTATCTAAGGCAGC